CAACAAATGCCTTGGATGGAGATGCCTGCCTGACTTCCCGCTTATAGGCATCAAGCGCAGCCCTTCCCATTTCAGCATATTTTTGAACAAGGGGCCGTTTCTGGTCATCGGTACCGTCTATAAGACCCTGGATGTTATTCCAACCGGCCTTATAAGCATCGTCTTTCAGATCCATATCCTTGATGTCATTTTCCAGGTCCTTTCCAAGCTCCTCCATCTTTTTATCAAACTCAGTCTCCATCTGCGCCACCGTGGTGGAGAAATCCTTCTTCCCCTCCTCCACCTTGGCCAGCTGCTCATTCAGAGCCGCGATATCCTCCGTACCGCCCTTGACGATGGCGTCCAGTATCTGCGCGGATTCCTGGCTGCCGTCCGACAGCTTTTTGACCAGCCCCTGATCCACGCCCATTTCCATGGCCTTCTTGATGTTCTCGTTGTAAGTCTCCATATAGGAGACCTGCCCCTTGAGCGTTTCGATCAGGCTGTCAATGGAGGTCTTGGCGGAACCGTCCATCTCCTCGAAAAGCCCCATTTGAGAGTTGATGCTTTCCATGGCGGCGGCATAGCTCTCGTTATAAGCCGCCTCCAGCGTCTCGATCTCCGCGATAAGGCCCTCCATGCGGGAGGTCATTTCTTCCGTCCGGAAAGCCATTTCCTGAGACTGGGCCGCCGCCTCTTCCTGCCGCTGGCTGTAAGCTGCAGTGGCCTCCTCCATGGCGGCAATCTGCTCTGCGTTTTCCTCCTGTGCCTTTGTCAGCGCCTCTACTCCGCTGCTCAGCTGTCCTACATCCACAGCCGCATCATTCATTGCTCCGCCGAAGCTGTCCCACTGGGCGGAGGCCATGGCTTCACTCAATTCAGACTGCGCGTCCTCCAGTTCCCGAGCAATAGCCTGCTGCTCTGTATACAGCTCATTGAGCCGTTCCAGCTGCGCCTCGTTTTCCTTCTGATCTCCAGAAGCGTCTGCCATCCGCTCCAGTGCGCCGCTGGTCATGTTAATAGAATCAGAAGCTTCATCATAAGCCAGGCTCAGATCCGGAACCGCCTGGTTAAGCTTCTCGACCATCTGGAGAATAACTTCCTTTTGGGAAGTGGATTTATTTTCTACAGCCAGAAGATTCTCCAAGGCTTGAATGGTATCTGTTAAGGAGGACTGCTCATCCTCCATGGCTTCTTTCAGCTCCTGATACGCCTCCTTGGATTCCCGAAGAGACTTGACAAAGGATTGCGCTTCTGCATCCGCACGCTCAACTGTCATGGAATATGCGGCAATCGCTGCTACCAGCGCCGTCATACCGGCAACCAGTAAATAAGCCGGATTTGCACTCATTACCGCATTAAGCACAGCCTGTTTTGCCGCCGCAATATGCGATGCGTTTGCCGCCAGCGTCAGCCCGACAGTCAACGCGCCGATCCCGGTCGTAACGGCAGCGGTGGCCCCAACGACCTCCGGGTTCTTTTCTACAAAATCCGCCGCCCAGATAAAAGCGTCCGCGCCGGTATTGCGAAGCTGGGTAAGCGCCGGATTCAGCTGCTCTCCAATAGCAACTTTCAGATTCTCCGCCGCGTTGGCCATTCTCTGGCTTGCAAACTCACCCCCCTTGGCCATCTTCTGGTAGGCCGCTTCCGTGGCTCCGGCGCTGCTCTGCATCTCTTCCAGCACCAAATTAAACTGGTCCGCGCCGCTGTTGAAGATAGACAGCGCGCCGATCCCCGCCTCTGTGGAACTCCACAGCTCACTGAACGCCGTAGTGCTGCCGTTTACACTGTCACCTAGTATGGCCAGCACATCCCCCATGGATTGTCCAGCCCTGGTGAGGTCCGCAAAAGATTTGCCTGTTTTATCCCGCAGAATATTGGCCACCTTAGAACCAGAATCGCCCAGCTCGCTGATCATGGATTTAAGATATGTCCCAGCCTCCGCAGTGGCAATACCATTTGCAGTCAGAACAGCGTAGGACGCCCCCAGGTTGTCCATCTGAACATTGTAGGCAGCGGCCAGCGGGATTACCTTGCCCACAGAATTAGCCAGTTCGTCTACCGAGGTCTTGCCTTTTTTCTGGGTGGTAATAAGAATATCGGAAACTTTTGTCGTTTCCTCCGCGCTCAGTTTGTATGCGTTGAGGGCGGTAGTCAGCACATCCACAGATGTCTCGACAGATGTAAAGCCGCCTTTCGCAAGCCTGGTTGCTTTTTCTACATTGGCAAACGCCTCTTCCGTTGCTACACCGGAGGAGATCGCCTGGTAGACCGCTTCCCCGATAGACGTAGCGGCAATATTGGCATCGTTGGATATCTGGAGGATCTTCAACCGCATTTCATCCAGAGACATAACGGATGGGTCTGAGATCGTAGAAATCTTGAAAATGGATTTTTCAAAGGCGCTTGCCGCGTCAGAGCAGTCGATCAGCGCCTCAGTGATTTCCTGTATCCCCCGGGTGCCCCCAGCCGCCACAAGCGCCTGGGCCAGCGCCTCCACCGCGCCGGTGGACTGACGCCCGAACTTCTCCGACGCCGCTCCGGCCTCCTTGACCTCCCTGCCGTATTGGTCGATGGAGCGGGCGCACTGGTCCGCGCTGCCCTGGGCCTCCGCCAGATACCGGTTGTTCCGGTCGATCTCATCGGACAGATCGTTCATATCGATCCTGGCGTTGTTCAGCTGCTTTTGCCACGTCTGCACACTCTTTTCAGCTGCGCGGCTGGCAGCCTCCGCATCGGCCTGCACATTTCCCCACTTCTCGATCTCCGCCGTGAGTTCCGCCTGCTGCTGCTGGGTATCACCGGCGGAATCCTTCAGCTTTTCCAGCTCTGCGCTGTACTCCGCGACCTTTTCCCCCGCCTCTGCGGCGGACGCGGCATAATCCTTCTGATGTTTCAGCGCGTTCGCCAGAGCCTTCTCCAGCTCGGAGACCTTTTCCTTCTGCTTTTCATACACGGCGTCCAGAGCGGAAGACTTCGCCGTCAGGGCCTCCATGCTGTTGGCGTTCTCCCGGAACTCGCTTTCCACCAGGGAAAGGCTGGATTTCAGCATGGACAGGGCGCTGTTGCACTCCGAGATCGCCTTCTTGTACTGCGCTTCGCCCTCAATGGCAAGCTTTGTGGAAATCGTTCTGACCGCCATCAGTCATCCTCCCGCTTTTTCTTCACCCCGTGGGCCTGCAGATACAGCTCCCACGCATCGCTGATCTCTCCGGGGGAGGCCAGCAGCGTCTCCTTCCGGGAGAAGCCGCAGGCCGTCCCCATCCGGAGAAAATGCGCCCGCTTCACACTGTTTTTTTTTGCTCGTTCAGCTCCGCCAGCCCGATATCGACCTCATCGCTGTCCGGCTCGATCTCCCTGCCGAATCCAAGGGTGACGGCGGACGTGACCGCCATTTTCAGCGCGGTGATCCCGCTGGGAGCGGTGGTCGCCGCGATCTCCTCCGCAGAGGGAATGGGGGCGCTGTCATAGCCCATATGCCGCCGCGCCAGCTCCCCCTGCTCCGCCAGAACGGACGCCGCCTGGCAGGCGGCCTGGAATCCCTCCCGGCTGTTGGCCGAGACCGCCTCGATCAGCTCCTGCACCCCGCCGAAACGCTCCTCCAGCTGGAACATGGCCTCCACGGTGAAGGCCAGATACCGCTCCCGGCCCGCGAGGGCGATCCTTACTGCCTTCATACGCCGACCTTTTCACCGGCGGGGGGCTTGGCCGCTCTGGCGGCGGGAGTCAGCATGGACTTCACCCACGCCAGCGCGGCGTCCTCCGTCTCGAACTCCTCCGTATGCCGCCAGTCCCCGTTGTTGGCGTTGGAGACGGTAAAGGTGGTGGCGCTGGTGCCGAAGGTGATGCTGTCCGCCTTGGTCTGGGCGGTATCGTTGCCCAGCGCGGCCTTTACCCTGGGATAAAAATACCCCTTGAATACCAGCTTTCCCCGGCGCATCAGCTTCTTGTAGTAGGTTAGCCCGCCGGGAGGCGGGTTGTCGCTGGTGTTATACACCACTGTCTTTTCCTTAACGGCCGCGCCGTAGATCACAGACGCCACCGTATCCAGGATGTCGTCCGTCTCCATGGCGATGGACCCGCTGACGAACTCCTCCGCGCTCTCCGCCAGCTCATCGTCGGCGTAGAGCTTGCCGGAGGCCATGGTCAGCGCCAGGTCCGCCTTCACCAGCCGTCCGATCTTCACCGGCTCCCCCTTGTATACAGGGAGCGTTCCCTCCGGCTCCGACTCGATCGGAGCGAAATACGGGTTCTTTGCGCCAAAACTTGCCATAGTAATATCCTCCTTGTTGATTTATAAATTGATACTGTCCAGAAAATTGTGATAAACCCTTGACTCGACCGCCAGGACCTTCTCCACCGACTTCTCATTGGCGGCACGCATGGCCGGACGGGGAAGGGTCCTTTTTGTGGCAGTCCTTCTCTTGTGACCTCTGCCTCTGCCCGCTCCAGAGACGCCGTATTCGTTCAGAAAAGCTATCTCCGCGTTACTGACCTTCGACTTCCCGCGCTTTCTGGTGCCCTGCGGGGAAACAAAAATGATATGGCCGCCATCAAGGGCCCATTTAACACGCCCCTTCTTGACAGATTTTGCCGATATGCCGATGGAATAGGGCCCTGTCCACTGCCGGGCGATCTCCTCCCGCTGAGCCTTCACGACCACGTCTGCCCCCGCGTTCAGCATATCCTTCGCCACGCTCTCCGGCAGGGCGTTAATGATCGTGAACTGATCCAGAAGCTCCTGCAGTCCATTTACGCTCAATCTAGCCATCCGTATCCACCTCCTCCACCGCCTCGCACTCAAACACGAAATGCCTCCCGTCCTGGTCGCTGGCGTCCTCGCTGTGAGGCCAGGTAAAGCCCGCCCGGAACAGCGCCGCCTTGGTCTTCTTCACCCGCGCCGTCACATTTTCATCCAGCGGCGCGAAAAAGTGGACCGATACCAGCCACCGCTCACAGCCCGGCTCATCGTCTCCGAAATCGTCCCCGTAGGAGGAGCAGGAAAACGTATAGTACTTAGGCGGCAGGTCCTGCGCCGCCGCGTACAGCAGCGCGGCCTCCACCGGGTCCCCGAAGGGGGACAGCGCCGCCACGATCCTGGATTCTACACTCACCGCGCCGCCCCCTTCCGCTGAACCTGTACCTCCACCCCGTCAATAGGCTCCCGGATTAGGCTATGCCCATAGGGGGTTTTCCGATTTTTCTTGTAATATATTTTTTCTACGGCTTTCAGGTGGTTCCCCTCCATCATGGTTCCGTTTACAAAATCCATCAGGGAAACCCCGTAGTGGATAGAAGTATCACCATTCAGAGTGAAATAAACAAGAGTGTTAGTGTTTCCGTAGGGCAACCATTCCTTCACATAGCCTTCCCAATAGGCCGGGAACCCGGTCCAATGTTCCACAGCCCACACCTTACATGGTTTAGGAGAGAAATCGGCACATATAACCCCGCTATGCTGGTTGGCATCGTAGCTCTTGAACCAAGGAACAGCGAATTTCACGGCATCATGATCCAGGCGTTTACATGGACAATGCTTCCCATTCTCCAACTTCCAGTGAACACAATCACCGCAAAAATATCGTTCATGGTCGCTCGATGCGTCCATTGTGCAATCTTTCACCGCGCCGCCCCCTTCCGCTGGACCTGCACCTCCAGCCACTTTCCCCGCTCCTCCACGTTGTCCACGCTGACGATCTCATAGGGCCGGGAGTCCCCCCGCCGGTAGACCAGCAGTGTGCTGTCGATCTTCGGCGAGTACCGCATGGTCAGGGTCGCCGGTTCCCGCAGCTGAAGCTGCATGGCGGAAAAGACCTCCGCCCCGTGGGCGTTGACCCACTTGCAGTGGACGGGCCTCTCCTGCCCCGCGCCGTCCAGGCCGAAAACAGGCTCTTCCCGCTCCTTCAGCGGATAACCTTCGCCATCCACGCCCCGGACCACCCGCCGGAAATAAACCAACGTCCGCAGCTCCCCGGCCCGTGCCCGCTTTGCCATGGCTTACGACTCCTTTCCGGAGGATGTGTCCGACTTGGACACATCCCTGGGTTCCGTCAGCTTCAGCTGGTTCACCATCTGCCGGAACGCCGGGTTATCCACCGTCACGGTGCCCGCATAGACCGTCTCCCGGTTTTCCCAGCTGTCCAGGACCAGATAATTGATACAGAGATCGTACTGCGCCCTGCGCGCCGTGCCCTCTTCCGGCAGGGAGACCCCCGCCTGGGCCAGATACCCCTCCGCCGCGCCGAAAAACAGAGGGATCAGCGTCTGGACCTCCGGATCGTCAGCCAGCTCCGTCAGTTTACAGTAGTCCAGCAGCGCGGCCCGCCGTTCCTCCGTCAGCGCGGTGCCGGTCATTTGACTTCACCGCTCCCTGCGCCGGTCC